AATTTCAGAGTCTGCCTTACCTATAATATCATTACGATCTTTAAGTTCTTCTTGGAGCTTTGATGTGTCTGTACCAGAAACCGATTTGCTTGAGGACTTGTAATCTGCAGTATATGCTGAGGTATCAACATCTCCAGGTTCATAAGAATTCCACATATCAGATAAATCAGAGAACATATTTTCCCATGAATCGTATACAGGTTTTGTAATCTTAGAAATTATTTTACCTGATGTTTTGTCATATTCTATATTATCTCCTAACAAATCTGATAGAGAAATTCCTTCTTTCTGGAATGCTTTTTGTGCATTTTGCATTTTCGTAGTAGCTGCAGCTAATGCATTCATATCATGAGCTTTTTGCGCAGCATCTGCTTCTGCAATACCTTCATAATATGCATTAACATATTTGCCGGCATCACCATAATATTCTGTCCATAATGAAGAAGTTTTAGTAAGATATGCTACATCCGAATTATATGCATTAACCTGATACTCATTCTGCGTTCCTAATAAGAAACCATAATAATCTTCAGTATTACCAGTTTGCATACCAAAGAAATTTGTCGCTAGACCAGATAAAATTCCAAACAAATCTTGTGAGCCACCAGTTAAAGTTTCACCCAAATTAATGAAATTAGCAGCTTGAGTGGTTGTAGATTCATTTGACGCCTCTGCCTGTGATTCGTATGCATCAGAAATAGTCATTGAAGACGCTTCTAATGCTTCAGCTTCAGCTTCGGATGCATCTATTACTTTACCCGTGTTATCGACAATCGTTCCTGTAGTTTCTGTAGATACATCTGAAAAATATCCAAACATATCATTAACAAGGAGCATACCATTCATAACCGCATCAGTCAAACCGTTTAAGAAGCCAACCATATCTTGAACTACAGTATCTAATGTATCACGAGCATCTTTCCATAATTGTTCTTGATCTCTAAAATACTGTGTTAAAGGGTTATCTTCTCCTAATATTGCGGCCCACATGTCACCCCACATCTTATTTACTTGTGCACCCAAATCTACTATCAGACCAACAATGAATCCTAAAATTTGAGTAAAAATATTCATTAAGAAGAACAGTATAGTGGGTAAAATATCAAAGAAGGTAACATTCAATGCTACAAGAGCAATCATTATTATTGCTTTAAATACATTAACGAGTGTTGTTTGAATTGTTGGAGCATTTTGCATAACCCAAGATGCAACAGCATTTAATATGACTAATATCATGTTGCCGATACTTGTAACAAGACCACCAATTCCAGTAGCAAATCCTTCAAGGAATCCGCCAACAACATTAACATATGCTTTACCAACGGCTATGAATAATTCTTTAAGTGCTGGTGTGGCATCAATGAGTAATTGTGCAGCATTTTGAATTGCTTCAACAATCATCATTGCATTATCTGTATTTCCAAGATACATAAGAGCATCAAAGAAATTCTTTACCACTTGTTGCATATTAAGCATAGCTTGAGATATCATTAACAACATTCCACCAATGGCTAAGAAGTATGCTGCTAATGCAACAAAAGCTAAAGCTACGATCTCAGTAATTCCTTCTCCACCCAATACTGCCAAAACACCAAGAACTGCAGTTACTAAACCAATAGCAACAGCCATTAATGACAACGTAACCAATACAGAAGGATCTAATTTAACGCCATTAAGCATTGCTAACGCTGCAGAGATTCCAACGATCATTAATGCCATGGATATCAATAATACAGACGTCATACCTAATGTTGTAGCGTCAATTTTAAGATTACCAAGTAAAACTATAATACCAAACATTGCACCAATAGCTATTGCTATAACGCTAATAATGGATACGAGATCCGTAAATCCTGCTCCACTCATAGAAATCATAGCCGCTGCAGCACTGAAAGATATAGCAATAACCGACAATGAACCAGCCATTGTTGCAACAACGGCCATCGCTTGAACAATTCTAGTTTCTGTTATGTTATTCTGTTTAATATACAACATGATTTCTTCCATAGCTTTAACAGCTATAAGAATCATGCCAAGCATACTTACTACACCAATAACTATTGAAATAATCTGATTTGTATTAGTAATTAATGATGAAACAGCTACTATAGCAGTAATAGAAAGACCAATTGCAGCAAACATCAATGCTAATGAAGCAAATACTCTTATTAAGCTCTTTGATGCTGTCATTCCTTTCGCGTTCTTCTCTATCTCTACTATTGTAGCAGCGAGAATTACAAGTAATGCACCAACAGCAATAACAGCGGGACCCATGTTCTCAAGTCCACTAAGTGCAACTATTGAATCTGCTAATGACTTCATTATTAGACCAAATACTGCCATTATTCCAGCGATTGCAAACAACGCTGCAGCATTTTTTGTGTCGAGATCTTTAGCATACATCTGCATGAAAGCAGTAATGGTACCAAGTGCGGCCATCATAACAGTAACAACTATTGCAGCCTTAATCATTGCATCACTATCTATTGATGCTAATAATATAATAGAAGACGCTATCTTAATAATTGAATCTGCTACGGTACCAATCAACATTACAACGCCAATAACTTTTAACAATGACAATACGGCACTAGCAGCTTGAGAGAATGATTTAAGCAATCCATTAAGGAATCCAACAAGCATTTCTGTCGGACCACCCTTTGCGATTGTTGCTGCAGATATACTAGTACCAATACCACTAAGTATTTTTACTAAAATAGTTAAAACCAATATCAAAGCGCCCATTGTAACAATAGCTCTATTCATTCCTTCCGGCATTGTTTCAAATGCCACAGCTAATGCTATAATAGACAACGTCACTTTAAATATTGCACCACTTAAAGAGTCTAACAGATGAACTGTTCCATTTTTCTTCATTGCCTGAGAAAATGTTAAGAATGATTCGCCGAGTAATCCAATCGGATTTTTCTCCATTATACTCTTAAGTAGTCCGTCAAGAACACCAACAAAAGCAATTACTGCAGCAACTATAGTGCCTATTTGTAACGTTGCTTTTATGAATGGATTATCATTTATAAACTTTGCTAATCCAGCAAGTTTTTCTTTTAATCCATCCACAAATGAACTAGCACTTCTAGTTCCGTTTCCAATATCTTGTAAAGCTTTTATAAAATTACTAATCTGTTTGGTTATAAAGTCTAAGAATGAAAAATCATTATCGCCAGTAACAAATCTACCAATTGCATCTAATCCTTCAGACAACCACTGTACAACAGATGAAATACCTGCTGCTACAAGTTTAATAGCTCCAATTGCAACTGTAAATGGTGATACATTCATATTTTTCAATGCATTATTAAGACTAATTACACCATTTACAGCCATTATAATAGTATTAACAATAAAATTAATTAAAGGATTAGTGTTAATAATATTAATAATATCTTTCTTTATAAGATTAAGTATGTTAGGTATAAGATTCAATTTATCCATAATATCACGGATTTTTGTAATCTTATCCATCAAATTAGCAAGCGAACCAATTAAACTTGTATTACCATCTTTAAGATTATCAAAGAAATTATTAAGTCCAGGTATTTGACTTATAACCCAAGATATAGTATCTCTTATCGTTATCCAAATAATATCAACACCAGCAAAGAATCCTCTAAATATTTTTATAAGATTCTTAATATTATCGTTAACAACATCGAGATCCCACAAATTTGATCTATTAGCTTTATCTTTGTCTAACTGTTTATCATTTACTACTAATGATTCTGTGAATTTTTGTACTCTATCGCTGACTTTCTGCATTCCATCCCTTATTCTTTCCCAAGGGAATATGTTATCAAAGCCAGCTCGTACTGCACCTACAAATGTACTAAAAATAGCAAGAAGATTATCTATTGTCTTTTTAAAATTATTAGCCGGACTAGTTTTGTTATTAAGACCTATGCCGTTCCATACAATATCAATATACTTATTTCTATAATCTGACATTCTACCTATCAGATCATTTAAAGTTATACTTATTCTTGTAAAGAACTTTCTGGCCTCTTCGAAGTCGCCAATTATAGTTCTAAATGTTACAGCCCAGCCAGAACCAATTGCTTCTTTTGTCGTTTCAACTAACTGACCAAAAGTTTTTACCTTTACTGCTGCATCCTCAGCTTCTTGAGCAATACCTTTCAACAATTTTATTTGTTCTTCAGTATATCCCATTTGCTCAAGTTGGTCTTCTGTTAATTCGTTAGTGAGGATTGACATCGCCTCAGTGAATCTTTCACTGGTAAGCCAACCTTCTCTAAGTGTATCTCTAAGGCTGCCGTATTTTTTAATCATGCTGTCTATTGCAACACCATCTTTACGAGCAACCTCTGTAATTACAGATTTAAATCCCTCACCTGCAATATTAGAGATTTCCAATGAACGCCAGTCCATCAATCTAAATGTACCAGCTGCCATTGCCTGTGAAACCTGATACCAAGCTCTTGCTGCTGTTGAAGCATTAGCACCAACCAGTGCTGCAGCATTAGCCAAACCCTTAATAGTATCAACCGAGTCATTAAGGCTTGAACCTGCGGCTGTAAACATACCAATATTACGAGTCATTTCCGTAAAATTGTATATTGTTTTATCCGCATAAGTATTCAGCTCATCTAATGCTGCTGTTACATCACCAATGTCTTTTCCTTCATCTTTTACATTGGCAAGGATTGTCTGTGTGGCATCCATCTGTGTATTATACTCAGAAAAACCAGAGGTAATGCCACTTCTTAATTCGCGTAATCCTCTTAATAAATAACTATTTATAGTCTGACCAATGCTTAAAAGGATACCGGTTATTATTGTTCCTGAAATACTAAACGCATGTGCTACGTTAGTTATTCCAGTTTCCATCTGTTCAAAATACTCATTATTGGAGGTTTTTTCTAAGCTTTTATCAAGTTCATTAAGAGAATCTATGGTTTGAGATACGCCTTTTTCGAACTGATTATTGTCAAATGACATTTGAACAATGCGTTCATCGACCATCGAACTCATTAGCTAAACACCTCCTTCAAGTATTTGTCTATTTCATTGAATACAGGTTCCATAGCAGGTCCTATATAATTTTGAGCCTGTATCCACCCGCCGCCTTTCGTGGCATGTCCTTGATCTACAACTATCGCTACATTATAACCATTCTCAATATCGGTGTTATACCAAATGATAGCTGTCTTATTATCATTTTGAACTATCTCATAATGCCACGAATTAGACATTAGTCCTGTTCTAACAGGCGATGCATCTCGTAATGCTTTTACGCCCATTTCGCCAAAGCGATCTAGGTTAAGCATACTTACGGTCTTTTGTAATCGTTTTAAATCTTCCAAATTCTTTTCAGAATTCTTTTTCTTATACTTAACCTTGATCGCCATCTTTTACTCCCATTTTGAAGTCTATCCTTTAGAGTGAAGTTTAGCTCTTCTCTTAGCATTAAGTATTCTGTTCTGAGCGTAAATATCACTCTTTGACATTTTGTGTTTATCTGGATTGTTTTTTATATGACAAATCTTAATTAATGTCATTAATCGATTAATATGCCATTTTTGACATTCAAAAGGTATTTGTAGTGCAACCATCCAATAATAAATTAATTCGGATGTTATTATTTCCCTACTAACTCTGCCGGTCTTTTCATCTGAAAATGTCGTAGCAGATTGAGGATCTTTTATGTATTTTAAGATTCTATCCATTTCCTCATTAGGTATAACTCTAAATACATTCGGATCAACATTTGATGATAATGACATAAACTGAATATAATCCACTAATTCATCATGTGACTTTTCTATATCATTATCAAAAAATACTTTATGATACTTTGCTTCCCATTTGGAAATAGAAATTAAAGAATGCTCAAGAACTACGTCTGTCGCTTTGACATTTATGAACTTATTGTATTCAGAACTATAAGCTTCCGTTTCTGGTATATGTATTTTGAGCATTAGTAATCACCTTCTTTACTCAGAGAGGTGAGAATCCTTGATTTCACTAGTAACTGCAGCCTGAATCTGCTTCTGTTCCTTCTTCTGCTGTTCCAGAGCCTGCTTTACAAGATCTTCCGGGAAAATTCCATTAATAAACTTGCTTGCCTTTTCAGCATCTGTTACAAGAGATGTGAACAGCTGATTATACGCTTCAGTCTGCATGAATGCTTCTGAAAGTTCTCTACTCTGTATAAATCTCTCACCGTCTTCGGACTTTTCGCCATATGCCATAGCAATGATTTCCTTAAAGAACTTCATGAGTTTAACAGCATCCTTGGCCTTAGCTGCATCATCGAGCGCTGCGGCAACTCCACCAGGAGTCATTGTTTCAAGTTCAATAAGTTTAGCCTTATTTATGTGAAAATAGAACTTTCTTGTCTTTGTAACACCATTATAATCTGTGTATGTGATAGTTTCGTATGTCATTTGTGTTTTTTTCTCCTTTCAAATGAAAAAGGGGCACCCACACAATATGAGTACCCCTTATAAAAATTAACCAACAGATTCTACTGCATAAGTAACCTTAATGACTGCCTCATTTGCAGGAGCAGTTGTGAAGGTAACCTTGTGAGATGTTGAATCATATGTGTAATCTGTTGTTTCAGTCTGAGCTACATCATTAACTTTTACAGATGTGAGAGTTGTGGGCGTGCCTGTAAGTGTGAACTCAGTTGTTGCACCATCACCAGCAAAGGTCTCAGTATTTGATGTAGGTGTAGGACCAACAGTGTTAAGAAGTGAATAAACAGTTGCGGGAAGAGGCAGAAAAGCACTATCGTTCTCTGTTCCATAAAGTGCTGCTTCAAGAGCTGCAAGACCTGCTGCAGTACAATTTGTAGATCTAATTGTAAGAGAAGCAAGGGGTTTTGTTGTCTTTGTAACACCATTTACCGTGTATTCAAATCCATCAGTTTTTGTTGTTGTAAGAGTCCACGAGAAAGAAATTGCTTCAGGGCTGTCATTAATTGTCTGATAAGATCTCTCAGAAGGAGATGCCTTACAGCCATAAAGGATATGAATGTCATAACCATAGTCATTACCAAGAGTATCATTACCAACAGTTGTAACGAAT